GCAGCATCCTCAAAGACTGAACAAACATTGACAGCTCTCAAAAAAAAATGTGAACAAATCACGCATGGAGAGTGGCCTGTCAAATTGATTATTTATGACGGAGATATTGTAGGGTTTGATGAGGTAGATAGGCCTATAATAAAATTTAGGGCTAAAAAGGTTGACAAGTCCTAATTTATAGTATATATTTGAACTGACAATTTAAGTTAGCCCGATACCTAATCATAGGGCACGATTCAAGCTGTAAAGGCTTGGCCGTGCTCTTTTTTTTTATTAAGGTTGTTTAAGGCTACAAAAGGACTACGGAATGCCCCAAAAAAAGGTCCAAAAGAACACCCCGAAAAAATCCAAGATCAAAAAACGCAAGCCACACAAAATAGATCCACCCAAGCTATCTCTTGAGCAGCAGAACGAAGTTGCGGCTTTAGCGGCAGTGGGCTATAACGCCCCAAATATACGCGAATTTATAAAAGAGAAATATCAAATTACTCTTAACAGGGTAACTCTGCATAAAAACTACTTCAAAAATAAAAATTGGAAAGCGAAAATAGCCAAACTCCGGGAGATTGCGGATGAGCGCCTTGCTAAGCATGCCCTATATCCTAAAGTCCATCGCCTGGATATCCTTTTAAGAGCCATCAACGAAGCTCTTGAATGGCGCGATGACAAATTATATTTTTATGAAGGGGAAGAAGCCGGCAGGATAAAGAAAAGGAATGTATGCCTTATAGCGCCCCTTATGCGCGAAGTAAGGGCAGAGATAAATCCCGATGGTCCTTTAATAGATAATTCCAAAAAAGAATATTATATAAAAATTTTACATGAGTTAGCAAAAGATAAGGATGTTCCAGGAAATGACAGACTCAGTGCAGCCTCTCACCTCAAAGGAGGCCTCAGTATTGTTAAATAAGTGGCGCTCTAAACCGCACACTTATATTGACGAAGTTTTAGGAGTAGAGAAGATCTGGAAACTTCAAGATCAGCTTCTTGCCGTTCTTCCTCAAGCGATTAAAGAACACAAGCAGATATTTATTGGTTCCGGCCACGCACTCGGCAAAGATTATATATGTGCTGCTATATGCTTGTGGTTTTTACATTGTTTTTCGCCATCCATAGTTATACAGACTGCCCCGACAGATAGGCAGGTCCGGAAGATAATGTGGGGCGAAACTCTTGGACATTGGAATAACAAAAAAATAGATTTAGGCGGCACGGCTTTTACCAGCCCTTATTTAGAAATTATGCAGGAGAATTGGTATCTGATAGGTTTTACCACAAAAGAGACAGGAGCTTCCAAAAAAGCAGAAGGCGGAAAGTTCCAGGGGTTTCACTCACCAAATGTCTTAGTAGTTGTCTCAGAAGCGCAAGCGGTAGAAGATAGTATCTATGATCAGATAGAAGCTATCACTACCTCAGCAGTCGCATTGGTTATTTTTATAGGCAACCCCACCAGGGCTTCCGGCGGATTTGCTAAAGGTCTACGCAATAAAATAGATAACATAGTTTTTAATTTTGATTGCAGGGAGAACCCCAATTATAAACAAAGAAAAGTTGTGGTTCCAGGGCTTGCTTCTTATGAGTGGGTAGAAGCAAAGCGCAAGAAGTGGGGAGAGGAAGATCCTCGCTGGTATGGCAGAGTTTTAGGTCAAATCCCTAAAACCTCTATCAATAATGTTTTTTCAGAAAAAGATATAGAGCTTATGCAGAAGAAGCAGGGCTTAGGTCGATATGGGCATAATGCCGGTGTAGCAATAGATTCCGCAGGTGAGGGCGATGACGAGAATGTTATATACGGCGGCCGAAATGGTGAAAAATTAACAGAGTTTACCCAGACCAATATAGCGCCAAGTGTTGCCGCGATCAAATGTGTTCAGATGGTTAAAGAAATAAAAGGCAACTTTATAATAATAGACTGTGATGGTTTAGGCATAGGTGTATATCAAGAACTTATGAAGCTACCTCAAGAACTTACAGCAGGGATCCATATTGTAAAATATCACGGTTGTAGCTCTATTAAATCGGAAGAACCGGACCAGACAGAGAAACCCGAATTTCAAAACATCAGGGCCCGGGCGTGGTTTAATGGTAGAGAAAGAGCGCAGAAAGGGCAAGCGTGTCTTAATCCCGAAGATAAAGAGCTTAAAGAGGATCTACTCGAGATTAAATTTTGGGAGAATACAAGAGGACTGATACAAATTGAAGATAAGGCTGACATTAAAGAACGCTTAGGCAGATCTCCAAGTAAAGGTGATGCCTGGAATATGCTCCAATGGGGCTTCTCTCAAAACTATCCAAAAATAGATCAAGAAGATACCGTTGTAGATAGGCAAGGCCAGGGGCAACTTGAGGTAGTCGGTGTGCAAGAAGTAAATAGACCTTATCATCAATAGAAGGGAATAAAAAATGTTACCCGAACAGTTTAAAAGAGCAAGCGAGATAATAAAAGAACAATTACATTCAATAGATAGTGAGTCTAAAAAAATTGATGAAGAGATAGCCGCAAAGCAGTCAGAGCTTGATACATTAACTCAGCGCAAAACAGAGTTTGTAAAAATTAAAACCAGGTTGGAATCTGATAAGAAGAAGTTGGAGGCACCCACAAAATGAAAAAAACTACCCATCCGGAAGGTTTAGACGAAGTTCAATCTTTAGAGCCCACACCAGAGATAGAAGATTTTGTTAGAGATACCGCAAAAGATATCGAATCAGAACAAGGGGAACGCAATAGTTGGGAAGCGGAAATGGATAGACTGCGGGACCTACGATTCGGATATAAGACGATCAAAAATCACCCCTGGGATAATGCAGCTAATCATTCGATACCTTTAATAGATTATCATATTACCCAGGCGAAACCTGATTACATCAATCTTCTTGAAGGCACAACTCCTATTTGCACTTTTGAGCCTTACGGCGCAGAAGACATGGAACCGGCAGGTAAACGGGAACTTTTATTTGACTGGCGGATGCGGACTAAAGTTAAGCCTTTTGTGGAATACTGTATAGGAGTGGATAAAGCATTAGACCGTGGATCCGTTGTTTTTAAAATTGTTTGGAATTATACCACAAGAACATATGTGGATGAGTTGGACTTAAGTGAGATCAGCAAGGAAGCTATCGAAGCTATTAAAGATCCGAGAGTAACTGATATTGCCTTATTGCAAATCATAATCCAGGAGCTAAGTGTAGATCCTGACTTTGAGGAAAACATCGAAGAGATAGAAAAAGCAATAACCAAATTCAGAGAAGGTGAGACAAAGTTTAAATTTAGTTTTATTGAGGTTAAGGATAATAAACCAGAACTTACAGCCCTTGATATAAAAGACGACATATTTGTTCCAAAAGATACTACCTATCTTCAAGAAGCCAGGTTTATAGATCAACCCTTCTGGCGCACCACAAACCAAATTAAAATTGCTATGAAGGATGAAAAATATAAAGAATATGATGATGATGCAATAGTAGGGTGGGGTTCTAAAAAAGGTGGTAAAAAATCTGTTGCTTCTTCCAAAAATCAGGATGATGTTATATTGTTGCACGAAACTTGCGTCTGGTATGATGTAAATGACGATGGTATAAAAGAAAGATGTATTGTAACCTGGCCGGACAATACCCCGACTGATGTGCTTCGCTTTATTGAGATACCCTATGATCACGGCATGTTTCCTTATGTCCAGGTAAAAAGAGAACTCATCGATAAAGGCTTTTATGCTTCAAGAGGTATCTCCGCGCTTGATGAGGATTTTCAAATAGCTATATCGGAATCAATAAATCAGGCAGAGGATAACGGAACAATAGTTAATCGTCCAGTGATAGTAATGAAGCGTAACACCGTAACCAATATAAAAAACAGAAGATATATCCCTGGTGAAACTGTTGAAACCACAGGATCTACCAAAGATTATGAAATAAGACAAGGCGCAAATGTGTCTCAGCCCTTGCTCTATCAAGCAGCTCAATATTTAAAGAACTGGGCTGACGGCAGAGTAGGCAACCTTTCACAGGGTTTAAGTGATATCAATAATTTACCCGGCTCAGGTAGTGGTGGTAAAAAGACAAAGGCTGAGATAGATTTAGTTTCTACGCTGGGTGGCAAAGTACCTACGCTTGACTTACAGATATGGCAGCAACAGATGGCAGGGGTATTTTTTCAGATAGATGCCTTATATGAGCAGTTTGGCGATGATGAGGAAGAGATTTTAATAACAAACCAAGAACCTCAGAAGATAAAAAGAAGAGAAATACAAGGCAGGTTTAATGTTGTTCCTAATGGCAGACTTGACAATACTAATCCTATCCTAAGATCAAACAAGGCTTTTAATCTGATGAAGATATTTGCGGGTGATCCTGACATAAACCAATATGAATTAAAGAAAATATTTTTAACAGACTATGATAGCAGGATAGGCAATAAGATTTTATATAGCCAAGAAGATAAGCAACGCATACAACAGATGCAAGAAGAGACGATAGCGAAGTTAAAAGAGAAGGCTAAGGCAGAAGGTATAGAAATGGCGCAGATGGAAGCGCTGATAGAGGTTTGGAAAGAACAGATGATGACTCCTATTACAGGGCGCAGGTTTGCTCCTGACGGCAGAGCACCATTAAAAAAAGTGGAGCCATTAAAAAAGAAGGAGATACCGCAATGATGGATGTAGGAGTAAGTGAAAAAAAGCTTTATGGTCCAGAAACCGCAGGTCCTAAGGAAACAAACAGAATAATCTATCCCTCGTTTTCAATTAAGAAAGATATCGGCGAGTTTAAATTTGGTGAAACACTAACCTTAACCTGTAAGGTAGTGGTAGAAGCATTAGAAAAAGACAAACGGGGAGTGCGCACAACTTTTGAGGTAAGAGAGATAGGCATTAAAAAACCTACCCGGGATGGAGCAGCCCACAAAGCAGCAGACGACTTTTTAAAGAAATAAAAGGAGTTAATTATATGACTTTTGAAGAGAAGATGAGACGGAACGCCCCGGAAGACCAGATTGAGATTGGTCTAATTATAGAAACGGCGCTGCAAGGGCAGTTTGGGGACCTTATGCGCTGTATTATCGCAGGGATCCATGCAGAGGAATTAACCAATAGCAGGGCCAGGGAAAATGCTTTATCTGCTGACAGAACATTAGGCAGATTAGAATCCCTGGACACGCTAACGGAAAGATTGGATTCTTGTGTTGATATAAAGAATCAGCTTGTAGCTGAGAAAAAGAAAGCGGAGGAAGTTCCTCCGGTAGAACAATAATAAAAGTTGGGCTAAGCCCCCAAAGGCTTTAAACTTGAGTGTGCCTCATCACTTTAAACTGTGAAAGCCCAGCGAGCTTCCCAAAGCTATAAATGCGAGAGGAAAGAGAGGATCAAATGGTAGTTATAAACAATAAAACAACAAAAGAAGATCTTGACGTGGAAAATTTAGAGGATAAGAACAGAAAAATAAACGCAACAAACGCGATTTTATCTACCCTTGATTTGCCACCTGATAAAAAGCCCGGGGAAAAGCCCGAAGAAAAGCCTGTTGTTAATGAAGGCGAAAAGACGGATGACCAGATTCTTGCGGCAGATGAAAAAGATCTGACAGAAGACGAAATTACGCGCAAGACAGAACTCCTGGAAAATCCTGAGGAGCTTGAGACGGATAAAACGGATGAAGAGATCCTTGCGGCAAAGGATGAAGACTTAAACGAGCAAGAGCTTCGATATAAGAAGCAGCTTACAGAGGATAAAGAAGATCTTATCCCTAAGTCCAAGTATGAAAAAACCATCAAGAGAATGGAAAAGCGCATTGCTGACTTAACAGCTAAAGCTCACGAAAAAGAGCCGGCAGTTACAGATCCGGATATCGTGCGGCTTGAAAAGATGCCTATCGAAAAACTTGAAGGTTATAAGCAAGCCGTGAAGAAGGAACTCAGGGAAAACAATCGTAAACTTGCGAAAGGCGAGGATGTTGAAGAGAACCGCATTGATGCTTTAGAAGATTTATCTGATAAGATTGATGATGCTCTTAAGACATTCCCAGCGAGATTTCACAGAAAGCAAGTTGCACTATATAACGATGTAGCTGATGAGATAGAGAATGATCCTGAGATTAAGGATTTAGAAAAGGCAGCTCCGGAAATTAAACAAATTGCCGAGAAGATCTATGCTGATTATCCAAAACTCCGTTTAAGTGAAGAAGGACAGGCGATGGCATTAAGATTGGCCTCAGACCATTGGAAATTAAAAAATTCATTTTCTGTTGGCAAATCAGGGACAGATGATTTAAAGAAGCGTCATAGACGACTTCTGCGTAAGACGACGCTTGACTCTAATATTATAAAGGGCTCCCATAAAGCGGGTGGGCTTAAGCAATTAAAGAGTGATGCGACGACTAAGGGCGCCGGCATAGAAGTAAAACACCACTACATCAAGAACGCGCCCGAGTTTAACATTGATGCGCTTATCCCGGATGAGTTCAAGAAATAATAAAAGGGAGAAATAAAAGATGGCGGATTTACTCACAAGTTATAGCACGATAGGTAATAGGGAAGGTTTAACGGATGTAATAGCAGATCTTTTTGCTGATGATACACCAGTGTATTCGATGTCTCGAAAAGTAGATGCTAAAGCAACCAAGCACGAATGGCAAGAAGACGCGCTACCGGCAGCGAGCAGGACAGGTGTTGTCGAAGGCGCTGCTTTAAGCTATGCAAGACCGGCCGTAAGAACAAGACTTTATAACTATACTCAGATACGGCTAAGAAACTGGGATGTTTCCTTCACCCAGGCGGCAGTAACCACAGCAGGTCTTAAGGACGATATTGCCCGCGAAATAATGAAAGCTATGAAGGCTATCGCTACTGACTATGAAAAGATTTTACTTTCTACCGGAGATCGCACAATCGGCACTTCGGCTATTGGAAGAGAATCGAGAGGTATCTTGAAGGCGATAGTAAGTAACACCGGTCACGGAACAGAAGGCACCTCAGGAGCAGCAATAAGCCAGCTTACCGAGGATGAGGTCAATGCGAGACTTCAAGACATATGGGACGCCGGCGGGGATCCCAGGGCCTTAATATGCGGCGGTTACCAGAAGAGGGTTATCTCCAAAAAGTTCTCAGCAAAGACCGGCTTTACCTTCAACATCGAAGCTTCAACCAGGCAAGCTATCGCTAACATCAACAAATATGAAGGTTCCTTCGGAACGCTTGATATTATTCCGGACCGTCATATTGCCGTAGCGCGCATCGCAATAGTTTCACCTGAGTTAATTAAGATAGCCGTCCTAAGAGATATCAAGCAATACAAGGGCGCACCGACAGCTTCCTCTATTAAGGGTTGGCTTGAAGGAGAGATGTGCTTGCAGTGGGGTAATGAGAAAGCGCATGCCGAACAAGATCAGTTAGACAGCTCCGGCGCAATTTCATAGTTTGTAAGCCACTGTAAAACCGTTGTGTGAACAATAGGGGGCAGCTTAAAACCCTGCCCCCTTAGAGGTAATCAAAAATGCCACACGAAGCTCTTGAAGGATTAGGTGAAGGCACAAGATTTAAGATTATAAAAGGCAAAAAAGTCCGCCTTGTAAAAGAATTTACAGGGAACGGCAGAACTTATAAATGGGTATTACCTGACAAATATCGCCGGCGATCTGCCGAACAAGTTTTCCAAGGGGGCCTGGGGGAATAGTAATATGCAATTACAAACGCCCATAGATAATCGATATAAAACCCATTACAAAAATTCAATGTATTATCCCGTCTGGCAGAATGTTCTTAAATACTTAAAGCAATTCCCTGCCCCTAAAATCCTTGAAATAGGATGTGGAACGGGCCAATTAGCGCATTATTTATATGACGAAGGATATAAACTTTATATAGGGTTTGATATTAACCAGGAAGCAATTAAGGTTGCTAACAGCATATCTCCGCAATTATGTTTTGTAGGGGATGCTATGGATAAGGAACTATATATAGCTGGGTATGATGTGGTAATAGCGACAGAAGTATTAGAACATATAGAGGATGATATAGGTGTTATTAAGAGTCTTAAAAAAGGAACCAGGTTTATTTTTAGCGTTCCACGATTCGGTTGCGAAGGGCACCTTAGATACTTTATAAACCCGATGGGTGTTATGGAACATTATTTTGATTGCTTGTGTATTAAAGAGATTGTGTGTTTGAACCTTTTTAAATACTGGTTTATAGGTTGGGGGATTGTAAAATGAGTGATGAGAATAAAAAACAAGACATTTCAAGCGAGCAATTAAGGAGTGCTGCGGTCCAGGAAGTATTAAAAGAACACCCGAACTCTATATCTGTCTATGGTAATCTTGATAACTTTATCAGAAAGGTAAGCACTAAGTTTCTTGAGAATAAATTATATAACTTTTCCAAGTTATGTGTAGAAGCGCGCAGGGTTAATTATTTAAAGCACAAAGAACTTAGGGAGATAGGTGATAAGAAAGGTTTAAGCCCATTAAAATCTTTTAAGTTTCAGTATGTTATCCCCAGGGACCTCTATCTCTTTATGACTAATATGGTTTATTATAATTTTTGGGCCGAAGACAATAAGAAAGTATGGGTTTCATTCATGAAAGGTATAATGCGCGGCGATGATCCGGCCGAACTTCTAAAAAAGGTAAAGGTGTATTATGGGGCAGTCGCTAAAATCACTTAGTAAAAGAGACATATCCGGTAGATCTATCTTCAACAATAGGCTGGTTGTAGAGGTCTGCGAGAAGATGCACCTTCATTATCGCAATCTTCGTATTACCCTAAGCCTATCTGATTTCATAGAATTTAGCAGAGGCCTTAAGATGGCTTATGAAAGATGGGTTAGCATAGGCACCCCGGAGCCGAAAAAGGGCATACATATAGAGCTTTGCCGTAGGAAAGTGGGGACAGAAGCCCATAATGACGCAATACAGGTCAATCTAAACAACAATCTCTATAATGCCAATAAAGACAAGATTTACGCAGAGGGAGCCGATTTCAGTGATAAATGCTATATACACCTTAAAATCAGGGATCTACGCCTGGAAATGAGCATAAAGGAATTTAAGGAGCTTGCAGATGGGATTATCGAAGCTAAGAAAAGACTTGAAGACAGCGATACTTGTGCCTTGTTACAAAAGGCCTGAATACACTGCTAAATGTATTAAAGCCTTAGAGATAGCGCAGAGATACCGCAATGTTTTATTTGTTCTATGGGATGATGGCTCAAATGATGGCACAACGAAAATTTTAGAGGAAGCCAAGTTAGAAAAAAAACTTGTGTGTTCTTCAAAAACAAATGAAGGATTACGGAATATTCTTATAAATTTTATTGTAGATCCTTGTAGGGTTGAGGGCTATGGGATAGATATAATGGGTGTAATGGGTAATGATTGCGCGGTCCCTAAAAATTGGCTTAACGATATCCTTGATATTTTTCAGAAGACGGATGTTCAGATACTCTCTCCTAATGTATTTCCCTCAGGAGCAGCTTATAAATATGGTCAAGCCGATAGCGGTTTAGGATATATGCCTTCAAAGATAGTAGGGGGCCTTTGGTTTATGTATACTCTTTTGGCTATGAATACAAACTTTGAAAGGCACAATGTTAAGGGTATAACCGGCGCTTTCAATATATTAAAGCAGATAGTAATAGAAAAGGATCCTAAAATTGGCTGGGCTCCGGATATAGTTGTTCAGGATATGGGCCACTGGTCAGGCGCGCATCCGGAACATATAAAAGATAAGGAACACTTTAAGTATTACCAGGAAGTAGGAAGGAAGGTTAGTTGGTGAAGATTTTAATTATCGGAATGGGTGAGATAGGCAAGGCACTTTTTGAGGTCCTAAAAAAATATCATAATGACGTTTATGCCAAAGATAAGGAAACGATAGATCCTATTAAGGCTGATGTGCTGCATATTTGTTATCCATACTCTAAAGATTTTCACCCTATCACGAATGATTATATTAAAGAGCATAACCCCAGGCTTGTATTTATTCACTCAACCGTGCCTGTCGGAACTACGCATGAGCTCAATATATCGCTATACCATATCTACTCGGGCGCATTACTGATCCACGCACCTATCCGGGGCCAGCACGATAACCTGGCTAAGGGTATTCAGGAATATACTATGATGGTGGGAACCGATGACAGAAAAGAATCATTTGAGGCCTGTGGATATCTGGCTAAAGCAAACATCAACACCTATTCCGTGGTGCCGGCTTCTACTTCTGAGTTAGCGAAACTATTAAGCCTTACTCAATATGGCGTGAATATAGAGTTCGCCAGATATGCAAAGAAGTGCTGCGATTATTATGGGGTTCATTATCAACCAATTAAAAATTATACAAAAACATATAATGATTTATTAACCAAAGTCGCTGGCGAGGAAATAGGAGCAAACCATAAAAAGTTTAATCTTGATCCACCCACCGGAAAAATAGGAGGCCATTGCGTTCTTCAAGCAATGAGAAAACTAAATGCGCAAGTTCCTGAAAAGTTTATATCTCGTCTTATCGAGATCAATGACGAATTGGCTAAATAGGATATTCCGGAATATAGAGAATACTGTTTGGCGATATACTAATATCTATCCCACTGCTGTTGTAGGAAAGAACAACTCTATCGGCTCTTATGTTGAGATAGATGATGGAGTATATATAGGCGATAACAATAGGATAGGAGCATATAGTTTTATACCCTTCGGAGTAACTATCGGTAATGATTGTTTTATCGGACCCAGGGTAACATTTACTAATGACAAATATCCGCCAGCCGGTAAAGATAATTGGGCCAGGACTTATGTAGAAGATATTGCTGCCATAGGAGCCGGCTCAATAATTCTGCCAGGCGTAACGATAGGAAAAGGTGCTTTAATAGGAGCCGGCAGCGTTGTAACTAAAAATGTTCCAGCCGGTGAGATATGGTGTGGAGTACCAGCTATTTATGTGAGGAATAAATGATAGATACAAAAGATATTTTACTGCACAATGGTATGACTTATCAACCCATACCTTTTCCTGAATACAAGGATCAAGAAGCGCGCCGTGAAGATTGCGAAGAAAGGTATCAGATAATTAAAAATAATTACAGCAGCTTTAAAGGTAAATCGCTTTTAGAGATAGCTTGTTCTAATGGATATTTTTGCTTTAGGTTTTTACAGGATGGCGGTAAACGTGCGGTTGGTGTAGAAACAGATAAAAATATAGTATTATTTAATCATAAGTTAGCCGGCGCCAAGCGTTTAAATTTTGTATGTGTAACCGCCATTCCGTTTATTGCAATACCACAAAAATTTGACATAGGCATCTATCTTGACACACACTATCATAAGGGGACAGAGGAATACCCGGTTGATTTAAAAGTAAACGCAAAGGTGGTCTTTACCTCTTGCGCTTGCAACGACGCAAACGCCCAGGATGTTAATGTAGATTATGGAAGGTTACTTAAAAAAATATTTAAAAATGTAGAGCCAATATATAAAGGCTTTGCAAGAAGGGTTATGTTTAAATGTTATTAGCAATTCATCAACCTAATTTTATTCCCTGGTTTCCATTCTTTGAGAAGATGAACCGGACCGATATCTTTGTTATCCTTACAGAATGTCAGTTTGAAAAGAATAGCTGGATGAACAGGTGCCAGGTAAACGGCAAGTGGTGGACCAATCCCATAGATCACGGCCTTGTTCCTATTATAGATAAATATTATACAACGGGCCAATCTCTTCTTAATATGAATATGCACTTGATTTATTCCATAGCAAATTTACTACATATAAATACAAGAGACAAGGTAAAATTTGATTTTCCCACAAGCAAAAAAGGAACAGCGCGAATAATAGAGATATGTAAGAAGTATGGCGCTAATGAATACCTGGTTAATCCGGACGCAGTAAAGAAGTATTTAGATGAGAAGATGCTTAATGCCGCCGGTATAAAGCTTGTTCCGTTTGTAAGCAAAAACAAAAAGCATGTGTTTGAATTATTTGATGAGATAGGCATAGAAAAAACAAGGAGCCTGTTAAGTGAGCCAAAAGACAGCAAGAAAGATAAGAAGAACAATAAGGGAAGCAACTAAGAACGATACCTTAAAATACTTTCAGAACCTTTTACGAAATAAAGGTTTTTTTGGTAGGTTACAGATATCTTGGAGAATATTAAGATGCAGGATCTAAAACAGTTTTTCTCATATATGCACGATATATCTTTTCCTTATGTAGTGTTGAGGAATTGGGACGGCTTGCCCTTCTCGGTGGAATTAGGCAAGCATTCTGATCTGGATTTACTCGTCTATGACCTGGAACACTGGAAAGAGATCTTTCCTCAATCAGAACAGGTTTACCCTACCCCCAGGGTGCAATTCAAGGTTCCGGTAAATGGCAACTTTATTCAGGTTGATGTTAGGAATATAGGAGACGGCTACTATCCTGTTGCCTTTGAGAAGTTATTGCTTGAGACAAGGGCCTGGAATGAAAACGGCTTCTTCACTCCTAACTTAGTGCTTTTCCGTATAGCCCTTGCCTATCATTGCGTTCATCATAAAAATCGGAATAATTACCCGGCAGCTCTCGGTGATATTTCAGTAGAGGAACTTTCTAAAGTATTAAGAGAATCAGATGTAGGATGGGCTAAGCCCTCTGATTTTACCGTTGGAAGTTTCCACTCCTATCTTAAGGGCGCCACCGCTACCGTTGAGAAAAAAGATGGCAAGGTTGTTAAGAAACAGACTAATTATATGGATAGAGATTTAATGGCTAATGAAGCAAGAATATTACGAGCCCTTAAAGCGCCATATTTCCCTGAGATATACGAAGCTGGCGATAAACAAATAACCATAGAAGATTGCGGTGAGGAATTGACTGTCGATAATTTACCTGAAAAATGGAAAGAGCAGTTAGTTGAGATAGTTAAAATTTTAAGAAATTGTAATGTTGAGCATAGAGACATACAGCCCAATAACTTAATGGTCAAGGATGGCATTATAAAGCTAATAGATTTTGGGTGGGCCCGGTTCACAACCGACAAAAGTGATAACCCACCTTCTTGCTTAGGATATCCTTATAGGCCTTCTTGGGGATCTGATGATAACTTTGCTATGACAAAGGTAATTAAAGAATTTGACTATAAAATGGAGGAGAAACATGAAAAAAAATATTGAAGAGACAAAGGTAAGGGTGGTTTTAATGGATGGCAAAGAGATAATATTAGCAGCAAAAGATTTGAGCGTTGCAGAGGTAACAGCTAAAAAAATAATCACAGAAGGCTTTATAAAGGAAGATAAGACATCTGGCAAGCTTACGAGCACAGTATTTTATCCTATATTCCAAATTGCAAAAGTTGAGATACAGGGTTCCTCAGAGCCCCCTCCAGAACCCCAAAAGATTGAGGAATCTAAGCCAGAAGAAAAATTGAAGTCTTTAGCAAACATGTTGGAAAATGTGATTTTAAGGTGGCTACCAAAAGGACAGACCATAGCAAATATAGATATATTTGTAAAACATTTAGTAGAGAAGATAAAAAATAGGATTAAGCAAATATGAGAATTTTAGGATTTGAGCGCAGTGTAGGCGCTGCCAATCATTATCGGGTTGTGCAACCGCTTTATAAACTTCAACAACATAAGTTAGCTGAGATACTTACTATCCACCCACAGAACGCGCAAGACTTGGAGTTTGTAACAGAGAAGATAGTTGAAGCAGATATTATTTTATTCCAGCGCCCACAAGACGATAGATGGTTTGATTTTATAAAGGTTGCTCAGAAACACGGTAAAATTATAGTTTCCGACTATGACGATCACCCATTTACCGTATCGCCTTTAAACCCTGCTTATCGATATTATGGAACATCAGAAGCCGAGTATAAATGGCCGGATGGAAAATCTGATATGCTTTGGGTAAACGGAGAAGACGGTTTTAATATAGAAGAAAACATTACCAGACAAGATTATTTCAAGGCAGCGTTTAAGAGATCCGATATGGTAAGCACAACAACGCCTATACTCCAAAAGATATTCCTGACACTAAACAAAAACAGCCTGGTATTACCAAACCTAATAGACTTCGATCTATACCCTAAAGTTGAATATGTCAAGAAAGAGATCCGAATAGGATGGCAAGGCGGCGCAAGCCATTATGAGGATCTATTTATGATAGTGCCTGCGATAAAACAGATAATAAAGAAATATGACAATGTAAAGTTTGTATTCTTTGGCGACATGCGATTCTATGGTTTGTTTAAGGATATCCCAAAAGACAGGATAGAATGGCACTCCTGGATGCAGTTTGTAGCCTATCCTCTAAAACTTGCAACCTTGAATTTAGATATAGGACTATGCCCTGTAATCGATAATGAATTTAATAGAAACAAAACAGCGATTAAATATTTTGAGAACTCGGCTTTTAAAGTACCAACTATCTCTTCAAACACCCCGCCCTATTCCCCCGTAATCACATCTTATAGAGATGGGTTGTTGGTTGATAAGGACGGCTGGTATGACGCAATAGAGTATTTGATTAAGGATAAAAAATTACGAGATAGATTAGGGCAGAGAGCTTACGATAATGTTTATGAGAATCATAATGCAGACAAAAAGGTTCATCTTTGGGCTGACGCATACGAGAAGCTACTCAAGAAGGATGTAACCGAATTGATTGAGGTCTGAAATGCTGGCAAGAGAACACATAAATCAAGTGCGAAGAGAACGACTGCATCGGGTAGGGATAAGTCAAAGATATATTTCTAAATATGGCGGAAAAACAGATACAAAGTTTTATAATGGGAAACAATATTTAATGCCTTGGGCAAAAACTTATAAGCGGATTATCACTCGTTGTATATACGACAAAAATCACCCTTATTATAAGAAAATCAAATGCCTTATTACTATAAGAGAATTAGAAATTTTATGGTTTAGAGATGGGGCTTCCAAATTAAGTCAGCCTTCGATAGATAGAATAAAGGGAAAAGCTAATTATACTTTTGATAATTGCAGATATATAGAATTAGAAAAAAATCAAAAAAGAAAAAGAATCGAGGTCTAAAATGGATTTTGCAGAACAACAGGCTTTATTAACAGAACTGCTGGGTGATCCTAATACTTCGACAGATGATATGTTTCCCCTGGCAAGGCGCAAAGCTGCACTTAATAGAGGGGAGATTCATTTTTTAAGGGATAGTCATTGCGTATCGGAATATGCAACAGGGGTAGTAGCAGACCATGAGATAGCACTACCGGCGGACTGGCTTGAAACCTTTTGTCTTATTATCGATGATGATGTAATTGACGGCAAGAGAGAGATAGACTTACACCAATGGGAGCAATATGAAGCCCACAATTCAAATGATCCTTTTTATTATATCTGGACATATAGCGGCACAAAGAAGATGAAGTTTTTAGCCAGCAGCGCTGTAAACGGAAAGACCTATGAGTTATATTACTTTAAGAAACAGGAAACCGCTTTAGATGGTGACGCGGATGAATCAATAATCCCGGATGAATATAGGGAAGGGCCCGTATATTGGGCTGCGCAATGGTTGTTAAAACAGATAGGTAAGATGGGTTTGTCGCAAATGCACAAAGGCGAATACGATAGACTCTCAGGTGAAGCAGCGTTCCAGGCTGAGAAGGAACATAGAAAAGAAAACAGACCTAACCCGGACTTAGGCCCAGGGAAAACGAACACAGGGGGCTACCGTCAGGGCGATAATGGTTATGCAGGATAAACAATGCCATTTTTTAAAACAAACAGAAGAGTATTAGATAAAAAAGATCCATTAGAATTAGTGTTAGAGCTTCTTAGTTTTTCCGGCGGTGAAAATAAGATCGGAACAGACGCGGAACTTAAACTTAATGAAGCCAGGACAATAGAAAACTGGGACGCGCTGAGCATAGGTGGAATGGTGCGTTCATTAGGTTTTAACTTAGAAGCTGATGGCGGCGCTACATGGTCCGAAGATATAGATTTGGTAATACAACACTATGAAGCCGGATCAAAAAGAACTTATGCGGTAGTAGAAGGCGATCTGGTATATGAGAACGGCGCGGCCTTAACCCAGGCTGATGATGATTGTCTTACATCCGGGTTGTTATGTCACGCGGTATCTGTTGGCGATGCTTTATATATTACAAACAAAACAGATAATATTAAAATAAAGACAATAGGGAATGCTATCGCTGCGTTAACTAATCCGCCGGCATCCGCCAGGGATAGATTGTATTACCATAAGTTTAGGTTGATAGCAGAGGGCGGTGGACGAAGGGTATATGGATCTCGCGCCGGCACAGGTAACTTCGATGCAGCAGATGGATTTAGCCTGGCAAACGATGCTTGGAATATTGATTTGCCTAACGATACGAGGGGGTGCGCAATAGGATTCCCTTCCGGAGATAATGTCACCGTATTTACTGATTTTGAAGCATATTCAATATATAACTTCCCTGATGTTGCACGCACAAGAATAACCGGCTCACACGGTTGCTCTGCTCCTTATTCGATAGCAGTAGGCAACGAAGGCGTATTCTTTGTATCTAAACACCCGACATTAGGCGTATTCTTATGGAACAGCGTTAATTGGATAAACCTAACAGAAAAACACACCTTTATAGAAGAGATAGATTTCTCAAAAAGAATATTTGGAATTTATAGGAATAACAAGTATTACCTTATCTATAATGAGTTAGGATCGGGTGCTACTTATCCGAACAAGATGAGAATTTATGATACAAAATTTGGAAGATGGATGGATCGCCCTGTAAATCCTGCCGTGGGAGATAACTTCGGCTATCCTGCTTTATTAACTCATTCTAATAATAAATTTTATGTTGGCTCGTCTCGGACAGATAAGCTTTACGAATTAGAGACAGAGGACAATTCAGATGAGGAAGAGAACACAGAAGCTAATTATAAAACTAAGGATGTTTCTTCTGCTGATTTTTCTGTTCTTGGGGGGAAACTTCCATTAGACGATGTAAGATTAAAATTAACTAAGATGGTTGTAACTGCTTATGGCACAAAAGGAGTAATTACTATTCAGTGGACGGCTGATGATGGAAGGTATAGTGGCTCGCAGACATTTGACTTAACGGCTGATGGAGATTTAATTAACGACGATTTTACAGTCAATGTCTCTAAAATTATTACCCTACCCCCGCCTAAAACACACACAAAATCATTTAGCAATAGCGCAGTAGGCAGGAAATTTAATTTTCAGATATTGAACTCAAATACCGGCGAGAGGCCAAAAATAATGAAGATAAAAATACACGCAATAGCATTAGAGGAGGCATAAAATGGCATATCCAAATGATTTAGTAAGGACTAAGAATTGGGGCACAGAAGTATTAACAGATGCGGACATGGAAGGACAGTTAGATTTAATTATTAACTGGCTTATGGCGGTTATGGATACAATAACCGGGCATAAGCACGATGCTACCTCTAACGAAGGGCCGAAGATAACAAGTGCCGGCATACTCGATGATAATGTATTATTTGCCGCATTAGATGATGATGGGGCCTATGGGCTATTTACAGGGGATTGGTCTTTTAATGAGATAGCATTTGTGGAAGACGCCGCCCCGGAGACAGATGCAGACGAAGGTAAAATTTATACAAAAGATTCCGGCACTCAACCTGAGCTATTTTTTAGGGAAGAATCCAACGGTGATGAGGTTCAGATAACAAAAGCCGGGACACTGGATACAAAGGTGGTTAAAATAACAACTTATGAAACAGGGACTTTTGCGAACTTAGCTGTTGCGAACGCATTTGTCGACGATAATTCCAAGCCGCAAATAACAGAAGGCGTAGAAGTTATGACACTCGCTTTGACGCCTGAAGACGCCGGTAATGATTTACTGATAGAGGTTATAGCTCACGCAGGGCACGCTTCCGATTCTACAACTCTTTCTCTTTGCGCTGGACTGTTTAAAGATGCTGATGCAGATGCAATAGCATCAGCGATAGGATCCAATGTCCATCCCTCAGAGATGGGACAAGTCGTTTTACGCAAAAAAATTGTTACTGCCGGCGCCGGTGCAAGGACATATAGAATAAGACTGAGTTATCTTGGTGCTACAGAAGGTATAGATTTTAATGGACATACCAGCGCTGCAAGATTTGATGGCACTATTGTTTCGTGTATAAAGATAACAGAACTTAAACCATAATGGACGGATATATAGAGCTTACACCAGAGAAGTTAAAGACGGATGAGGGAGTCGGAGAGCTTAATCGTATGCTCCAAAAGATCTTCCAGGTTATAGCCGGGGACGGACAAAACGCAAGAGTATATCACGGTTTTGGATCGCCATTAAATGTTGTTACAGCAAACATAGGTTCTATATATATGCGCAAAGACGGCGCTGCGAACACAAGCATATATGTGAAGGAAGCTAATAATAACAGCGCGGCCGGATGGGTGGCAAAATGACACAAGGTCAATTACTTACCCAGGCGTTTTTTATGCTGGTTAAAGGGAAGGTTTGTTCTGAGAAACCTATCAAGGACTGGATTAAGGTATTATTATTTTTGCATAAGAAGGGATATCTATATGCAAGCTGCGAAGGTGAGAAACTTGTAATGATAGCCTGTATGTATAGGATCCCGGAGTTAAACAAAAGGACTGAGAATAAATACCCTGAAAAAGAAGAAGGGAAAATACTTTACATTCCATTTTTTGTATCAATAAGCAAAGACAAAAATTTAGCGCGCACTCTGTTTAAACAGTTCTTGACTAAAAATTCGGATATTGAAGAAATTGTAGCTTTCCAGGAAAGAGACGGAAAAACAAAATTGCGTAGTTTCAAGCGCAGGAAACAGGAGAAAAAATATGGCAAAGGATAAAGGATTAAGCCTTCCGGATGCCCCTCAGTATTATGAAGATCCAAAATACGGAGAGGGAATAGATAAACTATTTGGCCTGGGTGGACGGATGACCTCATTCGATTTTACAGGAGATCTATCTCCGTTAGCCGAAACCATCAGCACCAGCCCCGAGACGACAAAGATGTTTTTAGAGGGCGTAAGAACAGAGATGGATCCTATAATGTCCGATGTGAGGAAGGATATAGTCAATCAATTAGCAGCGAGTGGCCAATTAGAAAGTTCCACCACTGCAAATAAGCTGCTTGAGACAGAGGAACGGTATGCCGGCGGACTGCGTGGTATGGCAACGCAATTCGGCATTGCAGATATAGAAAGAGCTATGCGCAACAGGATTGGATTATTTGGTGCAGGGTTAGATACTACTCAGACCGCAACCGGTATGGCAGGGGAAAGAGGAGAGAGGAAGAATATCTTTAATCTGCAAAATTATGAAAACATAGTCGCAAAAACAATGGCTGAGGAGAAACAGAAAAAAGGTGGTTTATTTGGTGGTCTTATGGGCGCAGGCGGTGGAGCTTTAGCAGGTGCAGGATTAGGTATTGCCCTGGCTCCGTTTACAGGAGGCTTGTCATTGGCTGCCGTAGCGCCATTTATAGGCGGTGGAGCCTTATTAGGGGGCGCAGCAGGCGCTTTAGGACCTAAAGGCACCGGTATGGGCATATTCCAGGGTGGTGCAGGTATGGCAGGTGGATCTATGAGATATACACCTGGAAGCACAGCCGGAGCAGGAGCCAAACTCAGAGGCGGTCTCAACACAACAAACACGACTATGCAGGGTGCTTTAGGCCCGCAAGGTAATTATATGGACTATTTAATGGCGGGATATAATTAAAAGGAGGAATAAAAAATGAGTGTATTAGATTCTGTTAT